ATCCTGTCGGCAGGTGGTGGGGCTGGAGCCGGGCGCGGCGTGCGAGGCGGCCCGACGGCCGACGAAATCCACGCCACCCTAGTGCTGCACCCGAAAGACCCGACCGGCAAGGCCATCGGCAAACCCGTCCGCGTCGAAGTCGGCAAACCCGCCGCGTCTGGAGTCGCGCCATGATCCCTGTCTACACCCCCGATGTGCAGGTCTGGCTGCACAAGACCGTGCAGCGCAAGACCACGAACGGCAAGGACGCGGTGTCGCAGCGCTTCACCGGCAGCGCGGAGCGCCTGAAGATCGACCTGCGGCCGTTCCTCGGCGAAGGCTCACAAGTTCAGACCCAGAAGTCGGTGCGCGACCCCGCCGGCGGCTTCGCGATCACCCTGGTGGACAAGCCCGACGGCGACGCAGGCTCTTTCGAGAGCCTGTACGGCCTGATCGAGCCCATGGACATGATCGAAATTCGTGCTCGCCACGGCACGCCGACCGACCCTCAGAAGGCACCGATCGTCATGCGTGGGTTCGTCAGCGACGTGCAGCGCGTCGAGTCGGCTGGCGGCGACGGCCGGCCCGCGCGTGGCGTCATGGTCTCCGGTCAGGACTACGGGAAAATCTGGCAGATCATCCAGATCAACTACCTGGCTGGCTACCTCGTAGGGAAGTCCTACATCAGCGGGTTCCCGCTGTTCGAGCAGTACGGCATCCCCACGACGACAATGTCGCCGGCCGAGTTCGTCCGCCAGGTGCTGGACAAGATCATCAACCCCTACCTGAAGGAGTTGATGCCCGAGGACACCACGCTGCTGCCGCGCACGGTTGGCGCCGATATCACGGTGGCAGACGCCACGGTGAGCCCCGGCATCCAGACCCACCAGGGCACGATCTACGAGATGCTGCGGTTCTACGGCGACGTCGGCCCGTGGAACGAGCTTTTCATGGATGACCGCGAGGACACGGTGTTTGCCGTCTACCGGCCCAATCCGTACCTCAAGACCGACGGCACCGGCGAGAAAATACAGTCCGAGGCTCCCGATCCGGTCTATGTCGACGTCCCCATCACCGACGTCGTGCAGATCAACGTGTCGCGCGGCGACTCCAACGTCGCCAATTTCTACTGGGTGTCGAACCAGCGATTCAACCTCGTGGCAGACGTCTACCAGCGCCAGGCTGCGGTGGCAGCCGGCGGCACCAACGTCGACCTGTCGGCCTACGCCAACAGCAACGTGAAGCTCTACGGCATCAGGATGATGCAGATGGAGACCCAGCAGGGCGGGCCCAGCATGTCGACACACAACACCGGCGGCGCATCGGCCGACGTGGACAAGCTGGGGTCAGCAGCCGCGTCATGGATGGACCGCCGCCGGCAGATCGTCGTCGACTCCAACCGCGACAACATCGTGCTAGAGCATGGCACGATGCGGATGCGTGGCAACGAAGCCATCAAAGCCGGAACCTATATCCGGCTGACGCGCGGCTCGCTGGTGAGCACCTACTACGTCGTTCAGGTCAGCCACGACTTCACGCCGTTCCAGGCATTCACCACGACGGTGCAGGTCGAGCGCGGCACCGGATTCATCGAACGCATCAAGTCCAGCGGATCGCCGTACTGGCAGGAAAGGACGACATGAGCTTGCGCCTGGCGCGCGTCACGGCGACGCATCCCGAGGATCACAGCGTCGATCTGGTGATGATCGACGACGGCAGCCGCCACGTGGCCGCCCAGGTGGTGGCGATGGGCGCCAGCACGAACACCGGCGTCTTCGGCTTGCCGACACCCACCGGCATGGGCGACAAGTGGTCGATGAGCGAGCGCACGGACCGCGACAGCCTGGCGGTGGTGTCGATGATGGCGGGCTCCAACGTGCCCATCGTGCTGGGATTCCTGTTCCCGCAGGTCAACGGCGTGCTGTTCGCCGACCCCAACCGGTACGTGAACCGGCATGCCAGCGACGTCTACACCACGGTCAACGGCCAGGGCGACGTCGAGGTGGCGCACCCGTCTGGAACCTACATCAGAATCGGCGCGTCACCAGACCACGAGAACCTGACCGGCCAGGACTTTGACGGCAACTGGGCGATCAAGAAGAACACCGGCGCGGCGCCGCACTTATGCGTGACAGTGTGCAACGCCGGCACGCAGAAGGCCAAGCTGCACATTGACCCGACAGGGAACATCACGCTGGAGCATGCCGGCAACCTCGTCGTCAACACCACCGGGACGGCGCACATGACGACGGGTGGCGCCGCCACGTTGACGGCGCCCAGCGTCACCATCGAGTCCCCCACCAGCCACATCACGGGCACGCTGACCGTGGACGGCCTGTTGACCTACAAGGGTGGCCTGACAGGCAGTGGCGGCAGCGGTGCCAGCCTGACCGGCAACCTGGCCGTCACCGGCAACGTGTCGAACACAGGCACGCTGACAAGCGGCGGCAAAAACGTCGGCAGCACGCACACCCACAGCGGCGTGCAGACTGGCAGCGGGACGTCTGGCGCGCCTACGTGATGGCCTGGGGGGCGGTCGTCGTGATGCCATCATGCCGAGATGGACACGTCGCCGCCCACCTCACAGCAGCCTGATGCGCGCCCGCTGGCGTTCCTGCTGGACGACGCCGTCAGCGGGCTGGGCCCAGTCGACCCAATCACGCTGTACGTCCGGCCCGAAGACCTGACGCGGCAAGACCCGAGCCGGCTGGCCGTCACGCAAACCCTGAACGGCGGCGCCTGGGCTGACTCATTCGGCCCCGGCGTGCCGTCTATCAGCATCAGCGGCACCACCGGCTGGCGGCGCGCGCCAGGTCTGACCGAGGACGGCGAGGGTCGGTTCCTGAAGCTGCGCAGCACGGTGTTCGACTCGTGGCATGAGCGGCGCAAGCAAGCCATCGCGGCGTCGCGCGACCCCAGCGATGTGAAGCTGATTTTCAGCGACGGCCTGGACAACTACGTCGCTACGGTGGCGCCGGTGTTGTTTGTCCTGCGGCGCTCGCGCAGCCGGCCGCTGCTGCTGCAGTACCAAATCCAGATGATGGTGCTCGCCGATGGCGTCGGCAACCTGTCGGGCCCGTCGCTTGGTGGTGCCCTGGGCTCCGACGTCCTGGCAAGCCTGGGTCTGTCGAGCCTGAGCGCATCGCTGGCCACCATCACCGCCTTCGCCAACAACGCCCGCAACTTCATCGACCGCACGCTGCTGGCACCCGTCACGGCGTTCATGGCGACGACACAGCGCGTCTACTCGGCCGTCAGCAGCGCCATCGGCTCCGTCACCGGCGTGGCGTCAAGCCTGGTTGCCGTCGCCCGCACAACCGCACAGGCCGGAGCCAACGTGTTCCGCACGATCGCTCTCATCGCCAACACGCCCCAGATCGTGCAGGCGGAGTTGTTGCGCGTGGCGGCCGCCTACACCAACATTTTCTGCGTGATGCGCAACGCCATCGGCAGCGGCGACACCTACCTCGACTACTCGACAATCTATGGGTCGTCGAACTGCTCCAGCACGGCAGGCGGTAGCGCCATCAGTTCGTTCCTGGGTGCCAACACCATGCAGTCCATCGTGCCGGCTCCCGTCGCGCCCATCGTGTCGATTTCCACGGCTGCGCAGGCCGCCATGTCGTCGCTGACTCAGTCCGACGTCGTGCTGGCGCCGCTGCCCACCACAACACTGGCGAGCCTCGCGGCCGCCGTCGGGTCAGGTGTGGTGCTGGCATGACGATCGAGCGCACACTGGCCGGATACCGGTTCGCCGAGACAAATTTCGGCGACACCCTGCAGGCGGTCGCGCTGCGCGAACTCGGCGATGCTGCGCGCTGGGTCGAGCTCGTCGCCATCAACGGCCTGGTACCGCCCTACATGAGCGACATCGCTGCGGCCGACGGTGTGTTGTTGTCTGGCAGCCAGATCCGCATCCCGGCCGCCCAGACACTGGCGTCGACCACAACCGACCCTGATCTGGTGTTTGAGGTCGACGTCGCCTTGGGCGCTGACGGCGGCATTGCCGTGGACGCGGCCGGCGATTTCGACGTCTCGGCCGGCCTGGACAACTTCAAGGCGGCGCTGGAGCACCGACTGGTCACGGACACCGGCGAGCTCATGTTTCACCCAACCTACGGGTCCGGCTTGCGGCGCATCATCGGCACCACGAACGGACCGACGGCTGCGGCGCTGGCGGCTGCCTATGCGCAGGCCGCGCTGGCGGCTGATAGCCGCGTGGCGCGCGTCGTCGAGTCGACGGCCCAGGTGGTCGGCGATGCCGTCAAAGTCACAGCCAAGGTGCAGCCGATTTCCGGGCGCGCCGTGACTGTCAACACACAAGTCTGAGGCGGGAATGGCATTCCAGATCAAGAATTTCGCCAGCATCGCGGCGTCGATGATCAACTGGCTCAAGGCCGGCACCACCAAGGTGACGGACTTCAACCAGGGCAGCATCGTCCGCACCATGCTGGAAGCGCCGGCCATGGAGTTGGAGGAGTTGTACCTGCAGATGGTCATCGGGCTTCGCGAGGCCATCCCGGTGTCTGTCTACAACACCTTCGGCTTCGACAAACTGGCGGCGGCGTCGGCGGGCGGCACGCTGCGGTTCACGGCTCCGGCTGTGGCGGCTTCCGCCATCCCGGTGCCAATCGGCACCGCAGCTCGCGTGCCCGGCAAGACCATCACCTACATCACCACGGCTGACGCCAGCATCGCAGTCGGCCAGACCTATGTCGACGTGATATGCGCGGCCGACACGGCGGGATCCGGTGGCAACACGGGGGCCGCCACGATCACCGAGCTTGTGGCGTCGGTTCCGGGTGTGTCAGCGGTGACGAACCCTCAGCCGTTCGTCAACGGCCGAGAGGTGGAAACCGACGACGCCAGGCTGAGCAGGTTCCGCGACTACATCCGCACGCTGGCACGCGGCACCATCGCCGCCGTGCTCTACGGCGCCAAGACTGTGCAGCGCACCGATGCCAGCGGGTCCGTGATCGAGTACGTGGCATCAGCCTCGCTGGTCGAGCCATGGATTGCTGCACCCGGCTCGTACCCGGTCGGTTTAGTCAACGTCTACGTGCACAACGGAGCCGCGGCGACAAGCGCGGCCTTGGTGGCGCTGGCCCAGAAGACCATCGACGGCTACTACCAAGTCGACGGCACCGCTGTGCCAGGCTGGAAGGCGGCCGGCGTCAAGGCGGTGGTCTACGCGGCGACCGACGTTCCGGTGAACGTCACAGCTACCGTCAGCGTGGCATCAGGCTACGTCGCCGCCGAAGTAGTCGACGCGGCGATCGCATCCGTGCAGGTCTACATCCAGTCCTTGCCGGCTGGCGCATCGGTGCTGCTGGCCGAGCTCATCGCCATCATCAAGCGCGACGTGTCCGGCGTGCTGAACGTCACCATGACGGCACCAACCGCCGACGTTGCCATCACCAACGCCCAGAAGGCCATCGCTGGAACCGTGGCGATCACCGCGGTCTGAGCATGAAACTCACGGCAAAGCTCATCAGCCACCTGAACCGGGTATTCGACAAGGCCTCCCGGCCGGTCCTGGCGCTGCGCGTCAACGCCGACAGCGGCGTCTTGAACTGGTCGGTTGCCGACGGCGTGCTGCAGATCCAGTACGGCGCCATTGTGACCGCCGACCTGACCGTCAACCTGGCGGACTACACGGTCGCCAGCCTGGCGACGTACCTGGCTGGTGTTGCGGGACTGACGGTGCCGTTCGTTGACGACACCGGGACAGTGGCGGGCTTGTCGGCTCGCGTCCTTGTCGACGGCAGCGGCGAGCAGGCCGAGTCGAACGGCGACCATCTGTACGCCTACACGTCGGTCCTGTGGGCCTGGATGGAGCCGATCGCTGCCGAGTTGCGCGATGCTTCCGCCGCGATTGACGAGATGGTCAAGCAGATGGTCCCGCAGACCGCTGCCGGAGAGTGGCTGGACCAGCTTGGCGCGTACTACTCCGTCGACCGGAACACCGGCGAGTTGGATGTTGACTATGCGCTGCGCATCGTGGCGTCGGTCGGAAAACCCACCGGCAACAACGTCGCCATCGAGCAGGCCATCAACACCGTCGTGGGCGGCCTGCAGGCGCGCGTCGTCGATGCCGCGGCAATGGCCTACACGGGTGGAACCAGCTACGGGCTGTTCGACGTCACATACGACATTGACCTTGAGGGCACCGACGACCTCAATGCCTACACGTCGCGCGTCGTCGCCATTGTGGAAGCCTTGCGGCATGCCGGCACCCACATGAAGTCGATCGCGATCGTCGGCACGCTGGCGGACACCTACGACACTGCGACGCGAGCCTCTGACTCCATTTCTGCGCTGAACATCGACATGAGCTCGATGGCTGACAGTGCGGCGCTGAACATCCGCCACCACGACGGCCGCTACCGCCGCGACGGGTCGTTCATCAACTACTGGAACGGCTCGACCACGTTCGACGGCAGCTACGTCTACGGCTGGAATTCTGGCCCGCTGGTGCTGTTCGACAGCGGCAACGAGGAGTTGCGGCTGACCGTCACGGTTTCCGGCGTCGCTCAGCCGGAAGAGGTCATCTGATGCCGCGGCCGTCGTGAACGGACACTGATGCCATGAACATGATCGAACGCATCCCCGTGCCTGTCGGCGTGCTCGCCGTGTCGGTGTTTCGCCACGCCGACCCGTTGGGCCCTGGTGTGCTGATCGACGCTTGGGAGGAGAAGAACCTGATCGTCGACGGCGCCAAGTCTGTGCTGGCTTCGCTGCTGGGCGGGGCCGTCACCGGGAAGTCGGTCACGCAGATCGGGTTTGGCACAAACGGGGCCGCCCCGGTCGGCAGCAACACGTCGCTGACCGGTGCCTTCGTCAAGAACACCGGCGCGGCGACCTACCCAGCCGCCAGCCAGGTCCGGTTCCCGTTCACGCTGGCGACGACCGAGGGCAACGGCCTGGCCATCATTGAGTTCGGCCTGCTGACGACCGACAGCACGTTGTTCAGCCGTCGCGTTCGTGGCGCCGCGATCGCTAAGGACAACACCATCAGTTTCTCCGGCAACTGGACCATCAGCTTCTGATCATGGCAAACGTACCTGAGACCAGCACCTGGGAAAACGGCGTCTATCAGTTCGAGACGACGGACCCCATTCAGGGCGGACCCGGCGGCGTCGACAACATGCCCCACCAGCAGCTGGCTAATCGCACGAAGTGGCTGCTCGACAACAAGGTCGGAACGACCGGCTCGCACACCATGGCGGGCGCGTACGCAATCACGGGTCAGTTCACCTACAGCAACAACGTGTCGCTGAAATGGCTTGACTCCGGCAGTGTTGCACGGAAGGTCATCACGGTTTCGACTACCGACGTCCTGACGTTTGGCGACGTCGACAACGGGATCACCGGCGGCGAGGTCCAGTTTCGGGCGAATGCGTTTTTTACGTGGTACGTCAACGCGGCCATGAAGATGGTGGTGACGTCTGCCGGCCGGCTTGGTCTCGGTGGGGTCACGGCACCGTCCGCTGTTCTGCACACGCTTGGCGCCCAGGAGGGTCTGCGCATCCAAAGCGACAACGGGTTTCTGTCCGGCTGGAATCTCGCCAACAATGCCCGAAGCGGGTTTCTGCAATTCAACGCGTCATCAGGCGGCGTGATTCTGAGCTCCGAGGCCGCGTCTCACATCAAACTGAACACCAACGGGTCGACCCGGATCTATGTCGACCAAAACGGTGGCATCGGCATCGGAACGATTGCCCCCGGTGAGGTGCTGGACGTCGACGGATACGCTGCAGCCGACACGCCTCCGTCGAACGACTCCAGCCGTCGCTTGGCAACAACTGAGTTCGTTAGCGACCTTGTCGGCCAGGTGTTCGACATGGTGTTCCCTGTCGGCACAATCACCCATCGCTACGACACACAGAACCCGGGGTCGCTGTACCCTGGCACCGCGTGGACCTCGCTGGGTTCCGGTCGCGTGCTGGTTGGTATCAACTCCGGTGACGGCGATTTCAACACTATCGGCGAGACCGGCGGTGAGAAGACCCACACGCTGACCACCGCCGAAATGCCGGCGCACAAGCACGTGACTTACTACGCCGACACGGAAGACGTCATGGGCGCCTACCCCAGCGGCGTTGCCGCCACCAACAAGATCGGTCCGAACTCCGCCACGAACACCGACAACGTGTGGCCCTACACGTCGACTGAGGGTGGCGGAGGACCCCACAACAATCTGCAACCCTACGTCGTCGTCGCCATTTGGCGCCGCACGGCGTAACCAGGGAGGTCTATGGCAAACGTGCCTGAGTCGGCGAGCTATGACGCCGGAATCTATCAGCTGGAGACGACCGATCAGGTGCTTGGTGGATCCGCCGGCATCGCCAACGCCCAGGCCAAGGGGTTGGCCAACCGCACGGCCTACTTGAAGGGCGTCACCGACGCACTGGTGGCAACGTCACACGGTCAGTGCCGGCTGACTTTCGTCAGCGCCACCAGCCTAAAGCTGGCGCCGTTCAACGGCCGCAACCTGCTCATCAACGGCGTGCTCCAGCAGGTTACCGCCGCCGGCGTCACCGTCGCCAACACCAGCCTGTCGGCATCGACGCTCTACTACGTCTACGCCTACATGAGCGGGTCGACGATGACGCTGGAAGTGTCGACGACCGGGCACAGCCAGGACGCGACGACCGGCGTCGAGGTCAAGACGGGCAACGCAACGCGGACGCTGGTGGGTATGTGCCGCACCAACAGCAGTTCTCAGTTCGTGGATGACGCCACCAACGTGTGCGTGCTGTCGTGGTTCAACCGTCGACGCAAGATCGGCAGCGCCAAGTTCACAGCCAACCGCACGCTGGCGGCATCCGTCGGCGTGTTCGCCGAGGTCAACACCGAGATTCGCGTCAACTTTCTGTCGTGGGTTGATGAGCTCGTCCGGCAGGCGATTTGCGGCGGCTGGACGATCACAGGAGTCGCCACCGGATACGGCTACGCGAACGTCGACAATGACACCAGCGGGCAGCGCGCATGGTGCTGCACAAGTGCCAGCACCACCAGCACGTTTGCGTCTGTCGACGAGCGCCTGGTGACGGAGGGCTACCACTTTGGCAGCCTCACCGGCAGCTGCACCGGCGGGACGAACGTGCTTTTCCTGGGTGGTCAGAACGGTGAGGTCAGCCACCTGCTGACGGTGATGGGCTGACAGCCGTCGTGACCGCAGACTGATGCCCATGAACACCATTCGATCACTCGTTGCGAAGGCCCTGCTGCAAACAGCCAAGGCCTTCAAGTCCCTCGCTGCCGTCGCACACAGCGAGACCGTCGACACCATGTCCGGGCCGATGGGCCTCGGCGGGCCGGGCCCGTGGACTCCCGGAAAGTAAGTGCTGCGGTGCTGGTGGTGGTCCTGCTGGCCTACCACCTGCCCCACGCATTCCCAAGCCCGCAGCTGGCGTTCTACGTGGCGCGCGGCTGGCTTGGTGTTGGTGCCTGCTGGCTGATCTGGCGGCGTGCCGCCGTGACGTGGCCTGTGCTGGCAGCCGTGGCGGTCTACGAGGCCAGCACCAGTGTCTGCGGCGTCGCCTACGTGGGCGCGCCAGCCGTCTTCGGCGGCATCTGTGATTCCGGCTCCGGTCTACCCTTCAACCTGTTGGGGTTGGTGGGCGTGCTGGCGGCTGCTGTGCATCTAAAAACCCGGGGCAGTTCGACCGGCAACAACGAGAAATAGCCATGGTTGAACCAACATCCACCACCACCGCGACGGCCTGGGCCGTTGCAGCCGGCGCCATCGGCGCATTCCTGGCCGCCATCGGGGTGGGCTGGGCTGATGTGTTCTGGGGGGTGCTTGGCACGCTGCTGGGCGGCCCCGTCGCCAACTCCATCGGCCGCTGGCGCGCCATGGCGGCTTTCCCTGCTTCGGCCATGCTGTCGGCGAAGTTCGGTGCCTTCGCCGCTGGCTACATGGGTGTTTCATCGGCGAGCGGCGGGTTCGCCGCGTTGATCGGCATCTTCTTTCAACCACTCTTTGCAGCCGGCGTGCAGTTTCTGCCGACGATCGGGTCAATCGCTGGGTCAGCCCTGAAGCAGAAGATCCTCGGCGCGTCCGGCACACCACCCACCAACGGAGACAGTCAATGACTGCTGCCCTCAACGTCATCCTGTTTATGGCGTCAGCCGCCGCCCTGGGCGCCTACTACTGCCGCATCGACTTGCTGAAATACGGCGTCGATCCGATCGGCCGCATCGGCATCAACGTGCTTGGCGGCGGGTCGGCAGCATGGTCGCTGGGGCAGGCCGCGCAGCTGCAGGCTGACTGGCGGGCGTGGGTGGCGCTGGTGTTGTGCCTGCTGGTGCTGGTGCTGACCTACAGGTACACAGGCATCGCGCAAAAGCAGCGCGCCAAGCTGGCTGGCAAGCTCTCCGAGGAGGGTGTGTGATGAACTGGTTGGCAACCCTCACGCGCTGCAGCATCAAGCCCTCCACGGCTGCCCGGTGGGCTCCGGTGTTCGACAAGCACTGCCAGCCCGAGCGGTTCAGCCTTGGTGCCAAGGAGGTCGACGACTTCCTCGGCAACGTGCTGCACGAAAGTGGCATGCTGGAGCGCCTTGAGGAAGGCCTGAGTTACAGCGCAGAGCGGCTGATGATAGTCTGGCCGAAGCGGTTCCCGACCCTGGCGGCGGCGACCCCCTACGCCAGAAACCCCGAGAAGCTGGCGAACCACGTCTACGGCGGCCGTCTGGGCAACGTCCTGCCGGATGACGGCTGGGTCTGCCGCGGCTCCGGCCTGGTGCAAGTCACCGGCCTGGCGAACATGCAGCGACTGGCTCCGGCTCTGGGGTTCTCCGACCCTCGCGCGCTGGCGCAGGCGCTGCGCACTGATCCCGAGGTCGCGCTGCGGGCGTCGATCATGTGGTGGGAGAAGTCGGTGCCGGATGCGTTCATGGGCGACGCCGAGAAGGTGCGGCATGCCGTCAACGGCGGCACGCTGGGGCTCGACGACACCAAGCGGCTGACGGCGCGAGCGGATGGTGATGGTGACGGGGCTGTTTCGTGACATGGCAACTCCGCGCCGCTCTTCTTGCGGCACTCGTCATCGCATCGGCGGCTGCCGGCTGGGGCTATGCGACGCGCTACTGGCGACCTCAACTGCTGGCCGCCCAGGCTGAGCGCGACGAAGCTCGCCGCGACGTGTCGGCGCAGAACGACGCCCTGGACGCGCTGCGCGAGGCCGCCGACAAGCGCGCCGCCACGGCGCAAGCCGCCATCGACGCAGCTGCGACCCGGGCTCGCGTCGCCGAGACGCATGCCCAGCAGTTGCTGGCGATGGCTGTCCCCCAGGGCGTCGACGCCTGCACGGCAGCCAGCGCACTCATCCGCAAGGAGTTGGCGCGATGACAGCCAGGCTGCTCGCCGTCGCCATGGCGCTCACACTTTCGGCCTGCGCATCGGAGCCGCTGCGCGTCGAGGTCGCCGTCCCGGTGCCGTGTTCCGTCCACCTGCCGCCGCCGCCCGCCTGGGCGACGGAATCGCTTCCTCCTGACGCCGGCATCTTCGATCAGGTCAAGGCCCTGCTGGCTGAGCGTTCGCAGCGCATCGGCTACGAGGCCGAACTTGAAGCCGCCGCGCGCTCCTGTTCGGCGTCCTGACGCCATCCGATGGTGATGGCCGCCTCGGCGGGCGGCCTGTGCGCAGGGAGTGCGCAGGGAGTGCGCAGTGCGGTCAGGCCGGGACAGCCACAGCGGGGCCCTGCAGCACCATCATGCCGTCGTTCGCGGGCATCCTGATCACCACGTAGGGCGGCAACGGCTCCATGCTGTCGTCGCCTGAGAACCGGACGCCTGCATTCTGGAGCGCGACACGCATGCCGCCCTGGCGCTGCGCGTCGGCCCACATCACTGTGACGACGTTCCAATCGGGTGGGAGGTTGAAGGGTTTCATGCGGGGTGGTGGTCTGGGTGGTTGGCGGTGGCCGTCTGAGTGTAGGCGTTCAGCCGGCTGGCTTCATCCTGTGCCGACCGGCGGTCAGTGAAGCCGCTGGCCACACTGTGCAGTTCGGCTGTTGCGGCGTCGCGGTAGACGACGTGCCAGCCGCCTTGAATGCAGGCGTGGGGGAAGTGGTAGGGGGTAAGGGGCATATGGTTTTCAATCAGCGCCGCAGCGCTCCCTGCGGGCCTTCGTAGACGCCGTGGTTGGTGGCAGTCACCTGGCCGACGCCGGTGCCGGGCAGCAGAGCCTTGATGATGGCATCACGGATGGCTTCGGCGGGGATGCTCATCCGGCCGCCGTTGTGGTAGATCACGACGCCGAAGGTGAAGACCTCCGGCACCATGAGCCCGGGGTGGCGTTCTTTGAGTTCGGTAGGTGTGCTCATGGGTGGTAGTGGTTGAAAATCCTGCGGATGACGTACCCGCGTGCATAGGCGACAACGAGGAATGTGGCCTGCATCTTCCATCCGGTGCTGGACCATGGGATTCCGTAGGCCAGCAGGATGATGGTGGCCAGCAGTTGACCGACGACGTTCTGAGCGATGGTCTCGGCATGCGAGATATACCAGCGCTGGCCCGCCATCAATACGCCTTCCCGCCTGCAGCCTGGCGCGCCTCTGGCTTGTGATCGGGACGGATGGCGTTGAACTGCAGTTTCTCGGCGATGGCTCCGCCCAGGTCCAAACCCATGGCGCCGGCCAGGTCGGCGATGCGGATGACGGCGTCAGCCAGTTCGACCTCCAGCATGGTGCGGTGAGGCAGCTTATCGTCCATCAGCCCCTTGCGGTGGCCTTCCATGGCTTCGCTGATTTCGGAGTGGATCAGGCACAGCTTCTCGGCGGCCAGCGCCAGGCCGAAGCGGGTGCGCTCGCGCAGGTCTTTGCGGTAGTCGACCCGCTGCGTTGGCGATGCGCCCAGGTCTGGGCCATGCCACCAGCCCGCGCTGGCGCTGGCGTCGTGGCAGACGTCTTGCAGGTAGATTCCGGCGGCATCAACTGCAGAGCGGGTGTATGTCTTGCTCATATCGTTCCTTTCGGTGTGGTTGAAAATCATCCCGCAGCCCCCGCGCCCATCGCGGAGACGATCAGGAAAACTCCTGCCCCGAGTGAGGCAGTGATGACGAACAGGACGGCGATGATCTTGCCGTCGCTGATGGGCTTGGGGTCGGTTTTGCGGGTCATGGCGTCAACGGTCTGTCAGTGGATCAATCCAGCACCACAACAACCCTCTCCGCCGCCCTGGTGACGGCGGTGTAGAGGTGCTTGTCGGCGTCCTCGCGGAAAACCCGGCTTTCGTCGAACACGACGACGTCATCCCAGGCTGAGCCCTGGCTCTTGTGCACGGTGATGGCGTAGCCGTAGTTGAACTCGTCGATGCGCTTGCGGGCCTTCCAGTCGAGCTCCTTTTCGCGGTCGAGGAAGAACTGAACCGGCGTCTCGACGTCGAGCGGCGTAAGGATGTCGGGGTCGTCAGTGGTGGTGACGCGCATCGACACCATCTTGCCGTTCACCCGGACGCCCTCGGCGGTCCATATGCCGCCGTTCAGCAAGCCCTTGGTGCGGTTGTTCTTCAGGCAGATGAGTTTGTCGCCGACGACCGGCAGCGGGTCGCTGATGCCGCGCAGGCTTCGGATGCGGGTGTTGAACGTCGTTCTGGTTTTGTTCATACCGACCAGCAACTGGTCGGCATCCATCACCAGGCTCCGCATCTCGTCGCGTGATACATCGGCGCGGCTGATCACTCGGCTGGTGCCGTAGTTGCCAGGCTTCAGGCCGCGGCCCTCGCGCACCTCCATGCTCATCCTGATGATGGGGTTGTCGGCGGCCTGCCGGTGGATTTCAGTCAGCATGATGTCGGGCTGGCCAGCCGTGAAGAACCCTTCGCCGCGCACCGGTGGCAACTGCGCGGGATCGCCCAGCACGAGGATCTTGGTGCCGAAGCTCATCAGGTCGCGACCGATTTCCTCGTCGACCATTGATGCCTCGTCGACGACGATCAGCCGAGCGCCGGCCGCCGGGCTGTCTGGGTTCAGCTTGAAGCTGACTTCACCCGTCACGTCATCCTCCAGTGCCTTGTAGATCGTGCTGTGGATGGTCTGAGCGCCAGTGCAACCCTTCTTGCGCAGCACCAGGCTGGCCTTGCCGGTCGGCGCGCAGAATATGGTGCCGTCGATGTCCTTGGAGACGCTGTCGGCGAGCGTGGTCTTGCCGGTGCCGGCGAAGCCGAACATTTTCATGACCTGCTGGCCGCCGCGCTGGCGCGCCCAGGCACCGATGGCAGAGAGCGCCGCGGATTGCTGCTGGGTCCACGCCACGTCAGGCACCCGCCAACTGCGCGTAGTGCCAGACGCTGCAGGCGCGCTGGGGTGGTGTGTAGTCGGTGGCCTGCGACGACTGCGGCAGCACCATCACCTTGCGGCCTTCGGTCTTCGGGTTGCGCCCGAAGATGCCGGCCATTTTTTGGTCGATGAACTGCACGTCGGTCAGGCGGTAGCGGTAGTGGTCCTTTCCGCACTTCGCGCCCGCCGGTTGCTCAACCGCCACCATGCCGTGCGTCACCATGAGCGCCAGGATGCGATACGCACCCGGGCGGCTCATGTCGGCTACAGCCGCTGTTTCGATGACTGTCAGGCCTCGTGGCGACTCCTTCAGTTTGTCCAGTATCAGGTAGGCGTTGAGGTTGTGGCTTGCCATATTTTCCGGCGGAAGCCGGGGAGTTCACCGGCGGTATTCGCTGGTGTTGTTGACGGTGTGCTTGGTTTCCCATGCAACTACTTCTGACAGCGGGTAGAGGATTCGCCCTCCGGCCCGCGTGAACTTTGGCCACTTGCCCTGGCAGCGCCAATTGGCGAGCGTTCGGACCGAGATGCGTCCCGCATACCGGCCCGACACCTGCGCAGGTGTCAGGTACTGGCTCAGAAGAAGTTTCCGCCCCCGGCGGGGTTCTCAGCAGCTGTGGTCGGTGCGGCAGCCGGGGCGTCGTCACCGAAAGGCGGATCCTCATCGTCATCGGCGGGGGATTGGGCTGCCTTCGAGGGCGCGGCGGGCGTCGGCGCGGGTGACTGAGCCGGCGCAGCGGTGGCGGCCGTCCGCGTGCGACGGTTGGCGGCGGGCGCCGAGGTGGCAGCGGGTGCCGCAGGTGCTGCCGCCGGCGTGGCAGCCGCAGCCGCCGCGACGATGCCGTTGATGCCTGAGCCCGCGGGCTCGTTGGCCGTCGCCTGGGTGTTGAAATACTCCGACGGCTTGGCGCCTTCCTTGATGGCGTTGAACACGCCCAGCATGTCGACGAGTTCGTCGGCGGTGACGTCGTCCAGCGAGTGGCCGATGTAGTCGGACAGGTGCTTGGATGTGACGCCCAGGCTGCTGAATGCCGCCGTCATCTTGTTGACGCGCGACGAGATGGGTTCCGAGTTGTTGCCGGCGATCGTCAGCTTGCACGCGGCTTGGCCGGCTTCGACCAGGTCTTTGGGCAGCAGCGCAAGGATGCGGCCGCGCATCTGCTTGCTGGCGACGTTGGCGACGCGGTTGTCGATGTCAGTCTGATTGGTCAGCTTGCGCGGGCCGTCGGACGTGTCGAGGATGTGCAGCACGGTGATCTGGCGCCGGCTGTGGTTGTTCTTCTCCATGTCCCAGGCGAACACCTCGACCTCGGACTTGCTGGCGGTGCGGCTGAGTTCGCGGTGGCCGAATTGGAAGTTGCCATAGCAGCGCGCGGCTTCCTCGGCGAAGCGGATGCTGGGGCCGCTGCCGCGGTTCTTGACGGCGTAGAACGCCTTGGCTGCGAACTCCGGCGACTTGCAGGCGTCAAGGAAGTCGGCTCGGGCCTGCGCCATGCTGCGCGGGAACTTCTTGGCGAGGATGAGTTGCCCCTGGGCCTCGGCGATCGCGCGTTCCTGCTCAATCGCGACGGCACCGATGTTCATGCCGTTGCCGGCAGCCGAGAGGCCGCCGGTGCGGTTGAACGGGTTTTCGTTTTGTTGGCTGACGAGTTCTGTGC